AAAATAAACATCTTAGCGTATGCTTCGGAGCCGGACAAGAATTATAAGTACGAGGGTGACATCGTCGATTATAAGGGAAAAAGGTATTTCGTAAGTCTGGCAGAAGAGCGAGTGGAATTTATCGGGATTATTAAGGAGGATGAGTAGAATATGAAAGCAATTAAAGAAAATTGGAAACTGGTACTTATCGTGGCCGCTGGAATTATAGCGGTTATTTTTATGTGTATTTTTGGAGTACAGGGAGCACAAAACAAAGCGTTTGCATTGGAGGAACAGGTCAACACTGCTGATTCAGACATTAAAGTTCAGGAAAAAAGACGAGTCGATCTTGTTTATAATCTTGCGGATTGTGTCAAGCAATACGATAAGCATGAGGCTGAAACACTTACAGCTATTGTTGAGGGTAGGGAAAAAGCAACCAGTATAGAAAATGTAACCACTGCAATCGCTGCTGTTACAGAGGCATATCCGGAATTAAAATCCAATGAAAATTACAAGGAACTGATGAATGAGTTATCCATTACGGAAAATTTAATTGCTGAGTATAGAGAAAATTATAACAAGCAGATTAAAGAATACAATCGCTATGTTAGAAAATTTCCTACTCGATTCTTTTTAAATATTTTGGGATATGAAACGCAGCAGTATCAGTACCTTGATTATGGTGCTCCTGTAGATGCACCTCAAAATTTATTTGGAGATTGATGTCATGAAAAATAGAGGCTTTGATTTTGGAGATTTTGAAATTACTAAGCGTGAGATTCTGGCAAGTATATCCATAATCGCAATGATGCTTCTTATTGGTTTTGTGATTTCTGGGAGAATTTCAAACTATATTCTGGATCGGAACGAAAAGTACAATAAAGCTATTAAAATCGAAAGCTCTGATCTGTTTGAATATGGAATGAGAACCAACGTCGGTTATGCGTTCGTTTATGGAGATTTGAAGGCTGTGGATACTGTTTCATATCCAGAAATTAACGGGGAGTATATGTATATAGAAAAAATAGAGGAACATTACAATATGCATACACGAACCGTCACTACAACCGATTCTAAAGGAAAGACACATACCAGAACTGAAACTTATTGGTCTTGGGACTATGCAGGAAGCGAAGAACAAAGATGTTCGGAAATTACATTTTTAGGACACATCTTCCCATCGAACAAGGTAGAGTTTCCAAGTACTGAACATATTGACACTATAAAAGAATCAAGTCATGTCCGGCATAAGTATTATGGAGTTGATACGGAATATATAGGAACCATATTTACTGAATTACGGGATAAAACCATATCTGATAATTCTTCATTTTATGAAAACAGTACCATTGAAGAAACTGTTGATTATTTGGAAAGCGATTGGGAACTATGGTTATTCTGGGTGATTTGGATAATTGTTATCGGACTATGCGTATTTGGTTTTTACTATATCGATAACGAATGGATTGAAAACTGAAAGGGGAAAAAGAAATGAAACAGAACATTATTGCAGTAGATTTTGATGGAACTTTATGTGAGAACAAATGGCCGGAGATTGGTATGCCGAACGAGGAGCTCATCGAGTATCTGAAAAAGAGACAGACTAACGGAGAAAAGCTGATTCTCTGGACATCCAGAAATGAGGAGCAGACCAAAGAGGCTGTGGAGTGGTGTAAAAAATACGGACTGGTCTTCGATGCTGTGAATGACAACCTTCCGGAAATTGTGGAAGCATTCGGCGGAAATTGCAGAAAGATATTTGCAAATGAGTACATAGATGATCGCAACCGCTCTATCAGTTCCTGTCGTGAAAAATCAAGCATGGAGCGTTGGGCTGAAAATGAGGTCACCATTGCTTGCCGTCGAGAGAAGCCAGACAGAAAAGACGGAGAATGGGATTATGGTTGCGCGTGCTATGAAAGTGCATTGAAAGCTTTTAACTCTCTGTGCGAAGACGGTCATTCCGGTTTTAGCATTGGCTTAACCAAAGCAATCTTAAACCGTCTTATTGAAAATAAGCCTCTTCTTCCTATCGAGGATACAGATGATGGATGGAATAAATGCAATTTCGAAAGAAAAGATGGCTCCAAAGAGTATCAGTCTAAGCGGATGAGTTCATTATTCAAAAAAGTAAAAGAAGATGGTACTGTCGAGTATAATGACGTAAATCGGTACCATGGCGTAAATATTGAAAATCCGAATGTATCATATCACAGCGGACTGATCGATTCTGTCATGGGCGAACTGTATCCTATTACTATGCCGTATATGCCGTCTGATAGAGCATATAAAGTATATACCGAGGATTTCCTTACAGATCCTAAGAATGGCGATTATGATACTGTCGGAATTCTGTATGTAATCACCCCGTCTATGGAAAAGGTTGAAATCAACAGATATTTCAAAGAAGCTCCGAAAGGTTTTGCCGAAATTGATGAATCCGAATATGTAAAAAGAAAAATGAAGATTCAGTGGGATGATTTATTATCTAGCGATTTTAAAGGAATTAAAGAAGCATTTGGATTCGAATTGCATGATTGGCAAAAGAAATATTTAAAAGGCGAACTTGATTCCTTCCCGAATGGTCGTGGAAATGGTAAAACATTTGCTATGAATTTAAAAGCACTTCTTGGGGATGGTGATACCGTTACATTCGATGAGTTAAAAAGAAGGCATCGAATGAGTAATCAAGAATGTATTTATGTTAACAATATTCTTGATATGAATGCAAAATTATGCGCTGCCGGTTTTACAACCAATATAATAAAAAGGCGGTGATGGCACCAATGGATCGAAATAGATTTATCCAGTGCATGAAAAGCAATGTTGAGTTGTCGGATAAAGAGCGGCGGAGAATCATCAGAAAAAGTGTTGAGAGTCAGCCGTGGAAATTAAAGTGTACGATTGCCATGGAAGAGTTTGCGGAGCTTACGCAGGCAATCAGTAAACAGATTCGTGGGTATGATAACAGAATTGGACTTTTGGAAGAGATGGCGGATGCTTATATTTGCCTGGAATTCCTTAAGTCCATTTTTAATATTACACCAGAAGAGTTACAAAAAGCTATGGACGTTAAATTACAAAGAGAAAGGAATAAACAGAGATGAGTAAAGAGATTAAAATTGCCGGAAGTATTTCGTTTGGAGGAAAGCGTCTTAATGTATATGGAGATCTGGACGCTCCGCTGTTCAAGGCAAAAGATATTAGTCATGCTATCGGCTACAGCAGCGGTAACGAGTGGAGAATGCTCGAAATGTGCGAGGAAGATGAAAAGCTGAAACTACCTTTAGTAGTAGCAGGTCAGAGACGTTCCGTCAATTTTGTGACTGAGAATGGTCTGTACAACATCCTTGCACAGAGTCGTATGGAAATCGCAAGATCCTGGAGACGTGTGGTTCATGACGAGCTTATAAACATGCGTAAGGAAAAAGGCAGAAACATCGCTGAGCAGTTCGAAGAGTGGGATCACGCAATGGATAACATTTACTTCGATGAGGAAACCGGTCAGCTTATGCAGTCTGTCACGGTTCCTGGTGGAGATGTGATCCAGATTCCTTATGAGAAGGAAGAAGAGTAATTAAAACCGTGGGCTATGCTGAACACAGGAGCATAATAATCCAGATTGGTGGGGATCTGGATATTCTGAAAGGAGAATAAGAATGATTAAATTAGAGCATGTGGTTCTGGCAAGTCCGGAACAGATGAAATTTATTATTGAAGGCATGAGAAACCCGATGAACAGCTGGGGGAAGAGTGATAGTGAGTATGAAACTGCTGGATACGATATTGTAGGATTCGATCTTGGAGAGAATGATCGCTCACTCATGCAACGCTTAGCTAACGCAGGTACAGACCATAGAAAATTTATGAGAATGTCGCCGGTGTACGTAAGGATCACAGCACCGTTATATTGGTGGAAAGAATTTGATACTTACAAAGTCGGAACTGTTGCCAACAGCTGTAGTACCATGCATAAAATCCAGGCTAAGGAATTTACAATGGATGATTTCAGTTGCGAGCATCTCGATATCCGCACCAAAGCATTACTGGAAGAAACAATAAAGGCATTAAACGATTATCGAAAATTATATATTGAATATAACGCAGATGATTTTGAGATTAAAGGGTGCCCGAGCAAGAAAGATATTTGGTGGCAGATGATTCAGCTTCTCCCGAGCAGCTATAATCAGACACGCAATGTCATGATGAATTATGAAGTTCTGGCAAATATTTATAAGAGCCGTCGAGGACATAAGCTGAATGAGTGGTGTGATTTCTGTAAGTGGATCGAGACACTGCCATATTCTGAGATTATTATGTCTTCATCCGGTTTAGATCTCAATTCAATTAACGCATTACAGGGAGCGGCTAGAAATAGTAGCAAGGGTTATATCTATAAAAGAAAAACGGAGGATTGAACAGTGAAAAGGATGGTTAAAGTAAAAGATATTTTACCGCTTGTAAAGTGGAACGATGTTCGACTCGTGTTGGGTGAAGAGGATGAAATTTGTTTACTCAGAAAAGAGTTTATCACCGAGACCCTTTCTGACAAGATTTTAGAAATGACGGTTATCGGAATTGAGAACGATGAAGCCATTTTAGATACAGTCAATATCTATGTGTTCGGTTATAAAACGGAGGATTAAATTTATGCATTTTACAGTTATTCAGATTATTATCATGTTTCTTATCGTATATGTGTGCTTTTACGCTTTGGTAGATCGCATCATGAAATGTATTGAGCATTGTGCTACAGCCAGAGCATACGGACGATTCAAAGAAGCCGGGGTTAGGATAAAAATGGCTGATGTGGCAGCTGGCATCGCAAAATCAAAAGAGGAGAAAGACAATGCTGAGAAAGGATTTAATTAAGAACAAAATATACGGAATTATATTCATTGTACTTGGAGCGTTGACAATCCCGATTGAATGGGATGCAACGTTCTTTTTATTTACCTTGATGTTGGGCATTTTATTATTTGTATCGAGAGAAAATTGCATTATGAATTAAGGAGGCGGCTATATGAGCCGGGCTGAAAGGAGAAGGGCACAGAAGTGCGAGCAGAAATCTAAAACCGCTACATACAATCTGACAAGAGCTCAATTAGATGCCATGGTTCGAGAAAAGATATCTGGTGAACTGGATAGAGTTAAGCAGGAGGCTACGAATGATGCTATCAATCAGGCGATGATCCTTCTGCTTACTCTGCCGCTTGAAGTGTTGATGGATCATTATTGGCCGAAGTCATATGCAAAGCGGATTCCAGAGTTTACAGAGTATGTTCTCGAATATTATGAAAAGTGGCAAAACGATGAGTTGGATATAGACAAGCTCAAAGAGGATCTATGGGTGTACGGCGGTGTGCGATTAGAAGAAGTGGAGGGCAAGTAAATGGAATATTTAATTTTAGGAATTATCGTTCTGACAGCTATTCTTATTTTCGGCGGATATATAGTTCTGTCTGTTATGAATGCTGCAATGTGGATGGACGATTCTATGAGATGGGGAGGTAGAGATGACAGCTAAGGACGACAGAAAAAATGCAGAGGGTTACAATGATCCGACAGCTTACAATGCGATTAAGAATGTGGAGCAGGAACAGGACAAGGATGACATGAGATTTCATCAGTTACTGAATACCCTGTTTTCACTTTGCGAATTGGCGGATTTCCATATCGAGGGACGAGTTGTATTGAAGGATAAAAGAACTGGAAAGGTTTGGAGGTAGGCGAGGAGATGATGACTATGGAGGAATTACAGAAAGCGTGCGAAACTTTGGCAGAGGCGTGGAACAAAGTTTTGGAGCCGATGGAGAAAGCTGTGGAGGCACTGAACAAGTTCTTCAAACTGTACTATGAAAACGAGAAGTCTCGTAAAATTCGCACTGGTCGGAAGCTTAAATCTGTAAGGCGTGTGTCAGATTCTAAGATGTCTACGTACAATTATAAGCCTGTTGTGAAGCGCAATTTGCCCTATCAGAGACGGAATTTCTGACCGATTTCAGCTAATCTAGGTTAAAAATCTTTGTAGTAACAGGTCATTTTTCTGCCCACTTTTTGGTTTTAGAATTTGACCAAATCCCGGATATTTTTGACCAGAACTGAAAAATCGGTGTCAATTTGGAGAAAATTTATGAATTTTGGTCAAATTTCTGGCCATTTGCCCGGTTTTGCCCACTTTCAAAAACCCGGATTTGACCAGCAAAAACCCAGTATTTATGCGGGTTTGCGGGCTTTTTGCCCACTTTCCCACTTTTAATACTAAACTATTATGATAGAAAGTTTAAAAATATATAGTAATAGGCGAATAAAAGTGGGTTTTTGACCAGAAGCAAGAAAGAGGTGATTTTATGACTTACGATAAGAAATTGGTCGAGGATTGGTTGTGCGAACATTTTCCGTATCATTTACGAGTGAATAAAGATATTCCGAATGGTGCACATGTGACGATGAAAAATGAAATCGCCATATCACAAGAATGGCTATGGGTTGATAATCCGCCGTATCAATCTTTTGAAGATGTGATGTTCGGTTATACCATTCCTAGGGATTTTTATTCAGGTGCCGGAGCTTCATATTGTGGATATCCATTTGGTGGATTGTATCCGATAGGAGGTTTGCCGTGAATGTAAAGAGAAAGGTAACATGGAAAGATATTTTCAATAATTTCAAATCGGTGTATCCGCGGTTATCGAAAGAAGCCCAGGATTACCGTCCGTACAACTACATGAGCATTGTCGTATATTTAGCAGACGGAACCAAGGTTATTTACGATGATATGGCAAAGCGTGCTAAGATGCTTGTGGCATAGGATCCTGCTACAGAATCCACTTTCCATTTTGTGTGCTTCATGCTATACTATAAGAGCCACATAATCTAATAATGAAATCGCGTTCGAGGGAATAACTTTGGTAAAAAGTGTATTCTCTTTTACTCGTACCCTTGAACGGCGAAGAGGATTGTGTGGCAACAATAAGAGATGCGCTTTTTCGGTGCGTCTCTCAAATTGGGGCGCACTTTTTATTTGCCCTAAA